CAGTTCGCGTCTAGTGTTATTGCTGACATGGCTAAGATTGCTCTCCAAGCTGCAGAGACACAGATTTTTAGTTCTATCCTTGGCTCATTCGGTGGCGGTAATGCTGGCGGTGTGGCTAACGGAGTTACATCGTTTGCAGGTGCGTTCCACTTGGCGGGCGGTGGCGGGGTTAGCGGCTCTGGCACATCCACTAGCGATAGTATCCCCGCGATGCTCTCCAATGGTGAGTATGTGATCCGTGCGTCCTCCGCAAAGAAATATAGCGGGCTACTAGACGCAATCAACAGTGGCAACTTAGGCCACTTCGCCAGTGGGGGGGCGGTTGGTTCTGTAGCTAGTTCTAGTACTTCATCCACTAGTGGTAGCACTCCCGTAAGCGTTACGGTAAATAACAATGGTGGTAATCAGCTAGATAACAAGGATGCTGCCGACATGCATGCAATGATAACAGCATTCGTGGATAAACGCCTAAGCCAGAAAATGAGAGGCCAGGGCGGAATAGCGTATCAGCTTAGGTACAACCAGATTTAAGGAGCGACTTTGGATACATTGACGGCGGAGCGACTCCGCACGGTGCTACATTATGACACCATTAGCGGAGACTTCACTAGACTTGTATCCACTAGCCGTAGGGTTAAGGTTGGTGATATTGCAGGGTCTATAAGAAAAGACGGCTACTTACATATACGCGTTGACGGTAAACGCTACTTGTCGCACAGGTTAGCATGGCTTTATGTAACAGGTTCGTGGCCTGATAAGTTCGTAGACCATAAGAATACGGACAAAGCTGATAACGCCTGGGATAACCTCAGAGCGGCCACCAGCGCTCAGAATAACAGAAATGCAACTCTGTCAACTTTGAACGCATCTGGTGTAAAGGGAGTGAGTTACCACAAGGCTAATAATAACTGGATAGCTTACATCACCACTAATAGGGTTCGTAAACACTTGGGATCATTCTCTAGTATTGGGGATGCAACCACTGCGGTACTTGAAGCTCGATTAGAACTACACGGCGAATTCGCAAGGGCGGCTTAATGACTACATCCACTTTTACATGGAGCCCCTCGCTCGAAATAGTTGGCACTACTAAGTATGTGGTACGCACTGCCCAATTCGGAGATGGTTACGCACAGACGGTAGCCGATGGTATCAATAACCAAATGGACACGTACCCCCTTACGTTCTCCGGAGACGGCACGAAGATTAGCGCTATCAAAGCTTTCCTAGATTCCACCAAAGGCTACCAGTCTTTCCTATGGACGGCTCCTCTACGCGCACAAGGATTATTCCGCTGTGACACTCCGACTATTCAGCCACACGGCGCGAATACGTACACGCTAACCGTTAACTTTTCCGAGGTTTTCTCCGCATGACAGCACTACAAAAAGTAAACCTAGGTACGGCTCCAGCGGGCTCAGACGGGGACGCGGTACGGACAGCATTCGTTAAAGATAACGCTAATGTTGACGTGCTGAATTCGCAGACGTTCCTAACTAGCGCTACACTGGTTACTACGGCACAGGCGCTTACTACGGCACACATTGGCAAGCGGGTAAATATTAACCTAAGTGTTGCGGGGACTATTAACCTCCCTGCAGCGTCTACGTGTGCTGTCGATCAAGTAACGTTGCTCCGCAATACGGGGACTACTGTAGTTACCTTGGCTATTACAACAGGTTCGGGTGACACCGTATCCGTATCAAAGCTTAATCCGGGTGAAACGGCCTTGATGGACACGGACGGCGTTCATACGTGGACGTGTCTTATGCGCGGACGTACTAACTCTGATAACGAGACGGTAAACGCGAATTTATCCCTTACGGGAGCTTCCGCGCGGATTACTGGGGATTTCTCTAACGCTACCCCAGCCGCACGCACATTGTTTAGAACTAGCACGGCCAATACCTATACTAATGTGGGCCTAGTCGCAAACGGGACGGGTAACGAGTCTACGGTATCGCTGTTCGGTGGCTCCGATGCGTCTAACGCCCCCGCGTTGTACGTGGGCTGCCTCACTGGGACGGCCTACATATCTGCAAGTAGTACAGGGACCGGGATAGTACCATCATTAGGTTTCTTAGTTGGTGGCGCTACCAGATTATCTATAGCTACGTCGGGTGTTGTGTCCATTGGCAGCGGTTTACCTATTATCGACTTTCTTACTGTGGCGGGTGCTGTAAATTCGTCCGCAGGGTATCGGTGTCGGCAAGGATCATCAGGCGCGGTTTCAAATCTGTTTAACATTTTCTACACTAGCAACACAGCCTATCTTTACATTGATACGACTAATATCGGTGCCTTTTCCTACGCGTCAGACGAGCGTGTAAAACAGGATATCACAGACTTACCTATTACGGGCTTTATAGATCGGGTATCACAAATGCGTGTTATTAATTATCAATGGGCGGACGCGGGTTTGTTTAAGTCGGACGGCGTAGTTAGACAGGGGTTTAGCGCGAATAACCTTTACGCTATAAAGCCGGGTCTAGTTGATGGTACTCCGGACGGGCTTACCGAGGACGGAAAAATCCAGCCTATGACTATTAATACTACTTCGTTACTATCCGAGGTAGTGGGCGCGCTTAAAGAGGCCACCGAGGTAATACAGGCTCTCTCAAGTCGGGTAGCGGCTCTAGAGGCCAAATGACTATAACCGCAGATATTCAGCAGCTAGAACCCGGCCAACTTATTGAGTTATACGAACTAGACTGCACTAGCATGGGCGGTAACGTTGAGCGGTTCCACGCTCACCTACAATCCGGTCCTATCCTCTGGCAAGGCGTAGAGTATTCCCCTTGGCCTATTCAGGCTGCAGGATTTGAGCGTACCGGAGACGCTAGCCAGCCCTCACCTACTCTCACAGTAGCAAACGTAGATGGCAGTATTTCCACCTTGTGTATCCTACTTGCGGACCTTGTAGGCGCTAAGGTTAAGCGTCATAGAACGCTATTCAAGTATCTAGACGGCCAGCCAGGAGCGGACCCTACAGCAGAAATGCCCGTAGAGTCTTGGTTCGTTGAGCAGAAGACAAGCGAGACTAACCTTAACGTTGAATTTACTTTGTCGTCCGCTCTGGACTTCTCAGGTAGGCAGCTACCTAACCGCCAAGTACTAGCTACGCTTTGCTCGTGGACTTACCGTAGTATCGAATGCGGTTGGACTGGTACAACGTACTTTGACGTAAATAACAACCCTACAACGGACCCAACGCAGGATGTATGCAGTAAGCGCCTGTCTGGCTGTAAATGCAGGTTCGGCGCTAACAATCCCCTCTCTTATGGCGGGTTCCCTTCTGCGGGAACTGCGGGTACGTTGTAATGCTGTCGTCTGTTAGAGACGCCATTGCGGCGCATGCCCTTTCGGAGTATCCACGCGAGGCATGTGGGGTTGTCGTATCAGGTGAGTACATCCCCTGCACCAACACAGCGGAGACGCCTACGGAGGCGTTCTGTATCGCTGCTGAGGATTATGCGGAAGCGGAGGATCGGGGCGTTATTGAGGCTGTAGTCCACTCGCACCCCGGAGCTAGGGCACAGCCTAGCCACGCGGACCTAACAGCCTGTGAAGCCGCAGGCGTACCACTATGGATCATTGTAAGTCTAGGTGCGCAGCCGGATGGCTCAATAGGTATTGAGGACTGGTGCGAATTCGGTCCTACAGGCTACGAGGCCCCGCTAATCGGCTGTGAGTTCTCACACGGTACTAACGATTGCTACGGCCTCGTGCGTAGGTACTACAGGAAAACACACGGCGTAATCCTACCGGACTTTGAGCGCTCCGGGGAATGGTGGACGGACGGGCACTCAGACCTATACACGCAGAACTTTGGTGTAGCTGGTTTCGAAGCATTACCGCTAACCACGGAACCACAACCCGGAGACGTGCTGTTAATGAAAATTCGCAGCCGTAACAATGTCCCGAATCACGCAGCGGTTTATATCGGGGATGGTTTGATTCTACACCATTGCTGGGGCCAACTATCTAGGCGAGACCAGCTACCCCGCTATCGGGATTACGTTACTCACGTCTTACGCTATAAGGATGCGCTAACATGGATCAAGTAAGAACTATCAGGCTATATGGAAAGCTAGGCGCTACGTTTGGTAGGGTGCATCGCTTTGTAGTACGTAATCCTAAAGAGGCAATCCGGGCGCTTGTCGCTATGGTTCCTGGATTCGAGAAAGAGCTAATGACTAGCAAGGATAGGGGCGTATCTTACGCGGTGTTCTGTGGTACTCGCAATATCTCAGAGAAGCAACTAGAACACCCTAGCGGTAGCGATGATATTCGTATTGCTCCCGTTCTTTCCGGGAGTAAGTCAGGCGGACTCTTTATGACTATTGCAGGGGTTGCCCTTGCGGTAGTAGGTGCGGTCTCCGAGTATTTCATACCGGGTAATCCATACGGATACCAGATGATGATGATGGGCGCGGCCTTGGCACTTGGCGGTATCGCTCAAATGGTATCTCACCAGCAAACTACACCCACAAGCCTTACCTCTTACAACTTCAGTGGCGCAGAAAATACCACGTCACAGGGCGGCCCTGTACCGCTTCTGTACGGGCGTATGCGTGTGGGCAGCACTGTTATTAGCGAGGGGCTTCTAGCTAAGGACGGTACGGCTAACCTGGTGGGCAGCAATTTACAAATTACAGGGTAACTATGAGAACAGATACGCCGAGAGGCAGCAAGGGCGGAAGTAGTACTAGCCCTACACAGGCTCCTGATAGCCTTAGCAGTGTTACCTACGCGCAGATTATGGACCTTATCTCAGAGGGTCCAATCTTTGGCCCCGCTACAGGTAGTCCGGCCCAATCGGTGTATCTTAATAACGTCCCACTCCAGAATTCTGATGGTACGAATAACTTTGTAGTAGACGGGTTTGATTTCCGTTACGGGGAAATTGACCAAACGTACATTCCCGGCTTTGACAGTAGCTCACAGGAAACCTCTGTTGGTGTGGAGTTCAAGCAGGTAACGCCTTGGAACGTTACTGTTACTGACTTGGACGTAAACGCTATTGTTATTACGCTAGGCGTTAATGCGTTGTCACAGACTAACAGCAGCACTGGGGACGTTACAGGCTATGAAGTAGATTACCAGATCCAACTATCCGTAGACGGTGGCGCGTACCAGGTAGTGGCAAATACATCGTTCAATGGCAAAGCCTCATCTACGTATGAACGCTCACACCGTATAGCGCTAAGCGGCGCAACGTCACAATACGCTCTACGCGTTATCCGCACTACTCCAGATACTACTAGCGTATTCATTGCGGACACTACCACAGTAGTTAGCTACGCTGAAGTCATAGACGCAAAGCTTAGGTATCCTCTTAGTTCCGTATGCGCTTTGTCGGTTGACGCTGTGCAGTTCTCTAGTCTGCCTACCCGCTCCTACGATATGAAGGGCTTGTTAATCAAGTACCCCTCCACCTATAACCCGGTTACGCGTGTCTATAGCGGTACGTGGGACGGTACATTTGTTACGGGGTGGACGGATAACCCCGCTTGGATTTTCTATGACCTGGTGTTGAATAACAGGTACGGTCTAGGGCAATGGGTAGACGCTTCAATGGTAGACCGTTACGCCTTGTACACCATTGCTCAGTACTGCGATGTGATGGTATCAGACGGTATGGGCGGGCAGGAGCCTCGCTTTACGTGTAACTGCTATATCCAATCACGTGCGGACGCTTATAAGGTGCTGCAGGATTTGGCTAGCGTGTTCCGTGGTATGGCGTACTGGGCAGCGGGTAACGTGATTGCTACGTGCGATATGCCTACGGACCCGGTTTATATCTACACCGCAGCTAACACTATCGGCGGACAGTTCAAGTACGTAGGTAGCTCGCTAAAGACACGGTACACCGTTGCTCTAGTGACGTGGAATGATCCTAATAACAACTACCAGCAGGCGGTAGAGTACGTAGAGGATATTGACGGTATCGCGCGCTACGGTATCAACAAGGCACAGATTACCGCGTTTGGATGTACGTCACGCGGGCAAGCTCAACGGGTAGGACACTGGTCTATCCTCACGTCCCGCTACGAGACCAACACAGTAACCTTTAGCGTGGGCCTAGACGGGACGCTAGCGCAGCCGGGACAGATTATCGCGGTAGCGGACCCAGCGCGAGCAGCACGGCGGTTAGGCGGTCGTATTCATGCCACTAGCGGGACGAATCAGGTAACGCTCGATAAGGCTATGCCGGAGGCTGCGGTAGGCGATACGCTCACAGTGGTTACTCCCGCTGGTGTAGCAGCACACTCTACTATCTCCAATATCAATGGCGCAGTTATCACCGTAAGCCCCCCGCTTAGTGCGGTTCCGGTAGTCGGTGCTATTTGGATGATTGAAAGCGCTACGGTTCAATCTGCTTTATTCCGTGTGCTTAGTGTAGCTGATAAGGGCGGTATCTCGTTTGATGTTACGGCTACTCAGTATGAACCGGGTAAGTACGCGGCCATTGATAACGGTGCGGCTATGGATGTACGTCCCGTTACTGGAAATACCTTTACTACACAGGTTCCTCCTACGGGCGTTACGGTAACTCAGTATGTTGTGATTGACCAAGGCATAGCTAAAACTAACTTGACTATTGCTTGGCAAGCTGCAGCTAGCGCGGTTAGCTATAAGGTGCAATGGCAGAAGGATAACGGAACTTGGGTAGATGCCGGAACTACCGGAGGATTATCGCTAGACGTTACGAACATCTACTCCGGTAACTACGTAGCACGTGTAATGTGTACAAACGGTATGGGTATAGCATCCGTGTACGCGTACTCCGCTTCTACTAATCTGGCGGGCAAGACTGGCGCGCCTCCTACGGTCTCCACGCTAACCGCAACCACGGACCAGATTTTCGCGGTTAATCTTGCTTGGTCGTTCCCGGCTAACGCTGGGGATACCGCGTACACGGAAATCTACTACAGCCAAACTACCGCGTTCTCCGCAGCGGTACAGCTAGGACGGTACAGCTACCCTACTAACCATACGTCTCTACTGGGCCTAGCCGCTGGCGTTGACTTATTCTTTTGGGTGCGCCTCGTAGACACTACGGGCAACGTTGGGCCTTGGTATCCGTCTAGCACGGGTGCGGGTGTACACGGTGCGTCTAGCTCGGACGCAACGGCTATTCTCACGTACCTTACTGGACAGATTACCCAGACACAGTTAGCCCAAGATGTGCTAGCGCCTATTGAAGCTATTCCGGGCATTCAAACGGACATAACGGCTAACGCGACGGCAATCTCTACAGAGACTACCCAGCGTATCAACGCGGACACAGCGCTGTCTAGCCGCATGGATACCATCAGCGCACAAGTAGTCATCCCGCCAGAAGCGGGCAGCACTACGGACTACGCGGGCAGCACTACCGTGTATGCCGGTATCTATACGGAGCAGTCCGCACGCGCAGAGGCGGATTTAGCGCTAGCGTCCCAGATTAACAACGTCTCCGCACAGATTAGCACTACTAGCAATACCCTGTTCGCTGCTGTGCAGACTGAAACAACGGCGCGCGTTACTGCGGATGCCGCAACGGCTTCACAGATAACCACGGTACAGGCCCAGGTAAATCAGAACACGGCTGCTGTGCAGACCAACGCACAGGCATACTCAGACCTTAGTGGAGCCGTTGCAGCCAGCTACACAATTAAAACTCAAATCACGGCTAACGGGCGTACATACATCGCAGGTATCGGTATCGGCACAAGTAACACAGGTGGGATTATTGAGTCTCAGGTGTTGGTATCGGCTAGTAGGTTCGCGGTACTGGACCCTAACGGGACTGCCGTATCGTCTCCGTTTGTTATTCAGGGCGGGCAGACCTTCATTAATCAGGCGTTCATTGGTAACGCGTGGATTACTAACGCAATGATCGCACAGACAATCCAGTCCACTGCGGTAGGTGCTAACGGTCAACCCTTGTGGGTTATTGATAAGGCAAACGGCATAACTCTTAATGGACCTAACGGAGGTAGCGGATACATGAATCTTAATTCTAGCACGCTAACGGTATTCGATAATAACGGGACGCTCCGCGTTCGCTTGGGTCTCTGGTAATGGCTGCGGGCCTACAGGTATTTGATTCGTCCGGTAACATCGTGCTTGACGCTACATATAGAGTAATGCGTATTATTGGCTCTCAGTACCTTATTAACGGGGCTAGTGGTAGCTTCGTAGACGCAAGGTTAGCTCAAGGTGGTTTCGTATCGTTTCAACCGGACGTTACTTTAGGGGACGGTTATTTATCCGGGGGCGTTATAGCCCCTAACTTTTCTATTAGTGGTAGTACTGTATCCTGGAGTTACGCGGCTAAGAATAATACCACTTACGATATCTGGCAGAATGGGACGCTATTTTACGGGGCTAGCTAATGACAGCAGGGTTTCAAGCATTCACTGATAGCGGTCTAGTTCAGATAGACGGAACCACGCAGAACTACGCACTCAGGCAGACATTAAGTATTACTACGGCTGGCGGCGATATGTTGGCGGGTAAGTCTAACGCAGGCACTCAATATACACTACGCGCTAATATAGTGGACTTCGCAGTAGCCGCTAGCTATCCCCTTATCGTTTTATATAGTCCAAGCGCCTACGCCACTATTTTACGTTGTTTCAATAATAATAACGGTACGTGGACTATTCGTGTATGGAGTAACACAGCCACAACACTAACCGTATATGTCTTCGATCAGGCATCAGCAGCAGCACCCGGAGGAATCGGTTATGGTCTCCAAGTATTCGATAGTAACGGAGTTCTTATTGCTGACGCACGTCAACGGTTAGCGCGTGTTATAGATACCCAAGTAGGTAACATAAATAACACTAGTGCGGGCTGGGGCCAGTGGAACCAGATTGATACTCAGACGCACACATGGAACTATCCATCGGTTAGTAAGATCGGCGTAGGGGCTATAGGGACCGCGTTTGTATCCAGCCCTACGGGTGGCTCTAATAACGGGTGGTACGATATGAGCAGCCTTCAAACGTCAGGGAATACGGTTAACTTTCTCTGGCAGTATTACGCACAGGGTAATACGTCACATCCAGGAAATAATACCTGCTTTGGGTCCCAGTTTAACTGGAGATTTATGGCGGTTGATTTAAGCAACCTT